TTCGAACAATAATCTAATTGCTACTGCTGAAATTAATTTACGAGCTTGTAATAATAATCTTCTTACATTGATTCTGTCAAGTGCAGATTCTTTGATTTGCATTGTTTTGTTACCCCAAATTACCGTACCAACATCAGAGAAGGTTGCAATTGGATTAAGTCTTCCTTTGTATAAAGTATCTCTATCTTCTTGAGTCAACTTTCTTCTTGCTTTAATTGAATTCACTAAACCTCTTGTGTAACCCGCAGATGCGAACCAAGGGAATGCGATATTATCAGTCAACGCTAAGTTTTTAACTACCTCGGCAGTTGGTGGTAAATAGATTTGTGTATTATTAACACTATCTCTTGTTAACACCCATGGGTAATAAGATGCCGTGTAGTTTGAATCTATTCCTGTTTCCTCTAAGTTATCTACCGCTTCTTGTGGGTAAATTAAACCTTCAGTCACATCATTCCATGACGGTAAGAACATATTGAAGTCAGGAGTTGTACAGATATAAATTGAATCCGCTCTATCCGATTCTATCAAATCAATCGCATCCTCAACCAAGTTTGAGTTATTAACATAATCAATACCAGGAGTAACGAATACGTTAATGTTAACCGCTTCAGGGTTGTTGAATGTTGTTTGACCCCATTTGTATGCGTAGTAGTCAGTATTTGCCCAAGTTTCTTGGTTAGGTCCTGAAATTTGTTTAAATGCTCCCCATCCAGTTGCTGTAGGATATGTTGTTGAAGGTGCCGCCCCGTACTTGTATCCTGTTTGACCAAGTGCGTAAGTATCACCATTAGTTCTATATTCTCTATAGATATCCCATCCGTCAAAACCGCCCGCAGGATATAATGTAAACTTACGAGTGTTTAATCTGTAGTATGGATTATCCACATCGAGAGGTTCAGAATTAAACGATCCAACTCCAACTTCAAACGCCGATTGTCCTGAAGTGATATAACCAGGACCAACGGTAACTATAGTTGCTCCACTATCCATGTGGAATCCTTTTACTTGGTAACCCCATAAAGGTCCTGTAGTATCTGTCTCAATGTTTGTTGGTAGTTGTTTTCCTTTGTAATCAAAAAAGTCATAATCAACACCACTGATATTAGATATCCCTAAGTATGCCTTTCTTGGGTTTTCACCATTCGATATAACAGGGTTATCTCCACCATTTGTAGAACCAAAAGGAGGGTTATAAACAACTTCACCCGGTTTAAGATATTTAGTTTTATACACAATGAATGGTGGAGTTGCGTTCGCATATTGTCTCATAACGTAACCTTCAAATCCACAAGGTAATGCATCTATAGGTGCTTCATCACCCATTTCTAACATCACATATTTAGAATTTAAATTGTATTCTCCATTCGATGTACCAATTTTGTTAGCCACATAATTATTTAATGTTGGGTCTAATGAACAGTTAGTAAAACTTTCAATAACTCTTACGTTTTGGTCGTTGTCATAAAAATCTCTAATGAATACGTCGAACGTACCGTTATTAAATGATATGTTACCAATTGATATTTTAACCAATCGGTTAGCTGCGTTACCGTCAGAAATAAGTTTGAATTTAAATAATTTATAAACTTTACTACCTCTTAATTCTGAAACGATGTAAGGAGTTTCAGGTGTTTGGTATTGTTCTAAATAGAACCCTATTGAGTTTGTATTTAAAGATTTTGCAGATTGTAATTTAACTAAATCACAATTTAAACCTCTAATCTTATTTTGTCTGTAACCATTAAGTAATAGACTACTGTAAACCTCCTCAACAAATAAAGGAACTTCAGTTCTATCTTTTGCAAAGTTACTTCTACCAAATACTTTAGATAAGTATTGAGAATCACTTGATGTCATAGACGTTTCAAAACTAAACGTATCATTATCTTTAGTTACTCCCGTTATCGCAAAAGTTGCGTAAGGATTACTTGTTATTGCTGAGTAGTTACCACTACAAACCATATTTACATTAGTCGTACCCGTTACTTGATATAACGGTCCGTGTTGTGAGGATGAAAAATTTGTAATACCTCTGGATCTTAAAGTGGCTACTACTAAATCATCAAATTGTGTATTTGCTGAAGCCGTAAAATTAGTTGTTCTAATTGTAACAGTTCCTGAAAATACTCCTGATGTTGGTGTTGTTGCAATAGTTGCAATTGCCGCTCCAAAACTATATCCGTAATATGTAGTCATAGGGTTAGATGCTCCTGGCTCAAATAATGCGTAATACCAAGCATCGTTTGTTGTAGCCGATAAATTAGCCGAAGCTAAATTAACATTGTTAACACCAAAAGTTTCTGAAGTAGTTGTAATGGCACCCGTTCCATTTAATGTTACACCTGTTATGGCGTTAAATGTTGTGCTACTAACTGACCCCCAAAACTGAGCTGTTGAACCTGACAATGCGGAACCGGTTGCATAATAACCAAGTTGTGTTGCAATGTATGATTGAAAATCTAAATTTAAACTTGACGTTCCTCCGTCAAATTGTGTATATGGATTATAAAACTCACTTTGTAATATTGTTGGTATCGAAGTGATGGTTATGTTTGTACTTGCCCCTGTTGTTCCTGTAAATTGTAAAACTGATGGGGATGTAGTTCCAGTTGCTCTAATTGTTGATGGTTCAATGTTACCAATAGTGACGATAGACCAAGATGGTCCGGCATCGTATCCTGATAAACCTAAAACCCTAGTTACAAACAATTGGTTAGATTGTTGTAAATATGCTTTAGCTATATATGATGTCTCATATTTAGGTATTTGTGTGTTTACAAATTTTTCAGGACTAGTACCTCCAAAATATACTTGGTACTCATCAAAATTTGTAATGAAAATAGGTTCAAAAGCGGGACCTTGTAATGTCTCACCAACTAAACCTAAGGTTGTTACACCCACACTTTGTGCAACAAAAGTCAAATCTCTTTCCGATGTGTAAACACCAGGAGAAACGAATACTTTGTTTGAAGCTGCCATTTTTTTTCTTAGTTAATATATGATTTATTTTATATATAAATACACCTATTAAATGCAAAAAACTTACCTCTAGTATATTATTTACGAGGTAGTATGTAAAAATTCTACCTTTTTTCTGCCATATAAAATATTTATACTTAATGAAGAAAATTAAAAATATAAAAATATCTGAAGAGTCTCACAACCTGTTAAAAAAGTACTGCGAAGATAATGGTTTAAAAATATATAAATTTTTAGAGTTACTTATTCAAAAGACTTGTCAAAAAGAAAAAGACATATATGGAGAATAATTAGACTAAAGTAACGTTAGTATATAAAATTGCCGGTTGTGTTGGGTCTAATTTATTTACAACAACATTCAAAGTATCCCCATCATTAATTTGTATTGGGGAAATATCATCACCTAAATAATAGGTTACACTGTTTCTTGTTATATTAACAGAATAACTACCAAAACAAGAAGATGTTGAGGATAATGTACCTCCTGTTACATTACTTAATGTTGGTATAGTACCTCCTTTAACACAAATATTTCCATTTGACCCTGCCGTTAATGATATAGTTGATGGAGTACCGTTACAAGAAACATAACTCAAAATATTCGTTGTTGTTGAAGAGTAATCTAAACTAAAACAAGTTTTTAAATTTTCAGTCCTAATAATTTCTATGTTTGCATTATATCTAAAAACTTCAGTTAATGATGTATTCCCTGTCACATATAAAAAATCTAACGTAAAATCTTTTGGGTTTGGTGGTTCTATGACTGCACGTTTAGATGGTTTTCTCGTGTCAAACTCAAATAAGGAAACTTGTCTTGTAATACCAGGTGTAACTTCAAATTCCTCTTCATCAATTAAAAGACCTAACATTGTTATTTTATATGTTGAGATATAAAACTTTCTTTTAGTGATGTCTTTAACTGACTCATCCGTAACATCCTCTAATTTTAATGGTATGTAATGCCCTTTGATTTGAGTATATGCTTGTTTTGATGTGAAGGTTCTCATCATTATTTTATTAAACTCATTAACCTCTCTCATTCTATTACAGAATATTTTAACATTAAAGGTTAAATCAACGGGTATTGGTTGTGGTATTTTATAAACATCTACACCTTTTCTTTGTCCATCCCAAGTTGGAACGGTATAATAAAAGAATTGTCTTCTTACAGGTATATTGGCCCTGCCGGCATTATTAGTACCATATTTAACTTCAGGCATTCTAACTGTAGAAATAAACGGCAATGAAACATTATTATCTAAATCTTTAAAATCCCAAGTTTCAGTAAATTGAATCCAACTCTGATTAGTAATGATTCTATCTAAAGTTGGTATTTTTTTACCGTCAACACTTAATTCCAATTGGTCTTTAACAAAATCTAACATTCCTCTATCTAAATCGGCATGTAATACTCCTTTAGGTAAGTAAGTACCTTTGTCCGTAATGTCCTCTAAAAGTTCTTGTCTTCTCTCAACCCCAAACTTTTGTGGTATTAACGATAGTTTCTTTTTTACTTGTTTAGGTAATGACATAATTATATTCCTCTAAATTCGTTTTCATTGGCAGGTGCCGCGATTATTGTTCTATAGTATGGTTTGTATCCACCATAAGTATGTTTGTTATCGGAAACAATCCTTCCATCATCAACCACAGAGTAATACCTAACTCTAGTTTCGGTTTCGTAGTAACCAATATAATCACCTAAATTAATTTCAATATCTAATTCATTAAGGCTTTTTTGGTAAACACTAACTTGTAAATTGCCAGGTTCTGTTTGATAAATTCTACTACTACCCATATCACTATTTGATGGTGCCTCGACTTTAACATAACCCTTAAATTCCACAGGAGGTAAAAACTGAATGGCATCCGATAATGCCTCACCATAAACATCATCACTATTGGTTTTTTGCCTATCAACTCTGTATAGTACTAAAGTGAAATTCATATCCCCCAATAACCATTCCTCACCCATAGCCAACTCTAAATTAAAGTCTTGTTCTGCGAAAAATTTATTAAGTCTTGTAATAGGTACTCTATTTTGTGTCATACTTATAAATAGTTTAATTGATTTTTTCTATTAGATTGTTTATTTTTATTATAATAATATGGAAGATATTGTATCAAAAACTCCTGAGACTAAGGCCCTTTTAATTTTAGACGATTATCAAGGTTCAAATAATTACATCCTTAATTTAAAACAAAAAAAACAAAATAGTAAATCTTTTGTGCCTACAAGACCACAAGCAGATTATATAATTAATTACCACAGCACACAACCAAAAGTCGCAAAGAAATGGGTTAAGTTAGATTCCTACTTTGGAAAAAAATTAATGGAGGACAAAATGTACACCAAAGAACCAACAGAAATTTATGTTGAAAAACTTTTGGTAGAAAAAGATAAGGCTTATCATATTTGGGGTAAAATATTCACAGGCGACACAACATATGATTTTTGGATGCCAAAATCCGCACTTATTAAAGACAACGAAGTAAAAAATGTTGTTATAGATTATAGTAAGTACCAACATAGAATGCCAATGACACACCAACTCGAGGCAATTGAAAAGTTAGTTAGAAACAAAAAGTTTATTTTGGCCGATGATATGGGTCTTGGTAAAACCACATCCACAATTATTGCCGCTTTAGAAACGGGGTCTAAGAAAATATTAATTATATGTCCCGCATCATTAAAGATTAATTGGCAACGTGAAATTGAAAATTATTCAGATAGAACCGTATATATTGCAGAAGGTAAAAAATTTTCAGATGAACATGATTTTGTTATCATCAATTACGACATCTTAAAAAATTTCCATGACCTAAAAAAGAAAGATGACTCAATCATTTTAAAGTCGAAGTTTGATCTTGTAATTATGGATGAGGCACATATGATTTCAAACCCACAAGCACAAAGAACAAAAATTGTAAATGACGTTATATCAAGAATAGAAAGAGTTTGGTTATTGTCAGGAACACCTATGACATCAAGACCTATGAACTATTATAACTTATTAAATATTGTTGATAGTCCTGTTGCTATGAATTGGATGGCATATGCTAAAAGATATTGTAACGGTTTTCAATTTAACGTTGGTAAAAGAAAAGTTTGGAATGTTCAAGGGGCAACTAACCTTGATGAATTAAGAGAAAGAACTCAAACACACATTCTTCGTAGATTAAAAGAAGAAGTTTTAGATTTACCTGAAAAAATTATTACACCTGTTTATTTAAGATTGAAATCTAAAGATTATGAAGAACTCATGGGAGAATATTTTGATTGGTACGAACAAAACCCTGAAGAGTCTAACTCATTAACAATCCAATTTGGTAAATTAATGAAAGTTAGAAAAGTAATTGCC